TTAAGCGATATATCAAATCCATCTTTATCCGTTCGTGATGTTGCCATTAGTCTTGCTGTTGCGCAATAACTAGCTGATAAGTAATATCCACTTATCAAATCTTTTTTGACATCACTATAAGAAACGTAAAAAGGAAAAGTTGCTCCGTGGGATGTTTTAACAACAATATAATATTCATAAGCAATATCGTATACTGATTGCGGAATATGTATCTTGTTATCTTGCATTGCGTTTCCTATTAATCTCCACTTTTTGTTTGCTTTGTCAAACAATGATGTTTGATTACTTGTTCCCAACCCTGCAATAACATCATCCTCGCTTCTAACAGCCTTTCTGAACCTTGTGTCCATATTCACATCAAGCAGGTCTTCTTCTGATACCTTGCCAAGTGCAATACCCTTTCCGGTATTTCTAAAATCCATCAATGTGAAAACAGTTCCGACAGACTTTTCATAAGTCGCTGATGAAAAATCATCATTTACTGTAACCCTGATGTTGTAGGATGAATCTATATTGGCAGCAAATATCTTTGTTGGTGTTTGGCTGTATGCTGTGTATGTGCCTGCTGTTGTCCATGATGTTTCGGTGTTTTTCTTATATTCAAGCTTTGCTGTTGCGTGGTTCTTATTGCTAAGTGCTGTTACAACTGTTTTAAACGAAGCACTTATATAAGCTCCGTCTGCATCCGCTGTTCCTTTTGAATCACACCTTCCTGCCGTCAAGTAAGAAATTGTCGGGGAAGTGTATGCCAGCACAGATATATTTGTTGTTTTAGTTACTGTACGCCCTCTGCTGTCCGTTACTGACACGGTAATAGTATTTGTACCACTTGTGATTAGAACTCCGGTGGTGGGCGAATTTGCCGTATAGGTTACGCCATTTGCAACAATCTTGTATGATTTAATTGATGAAGAGTACGAACCGGACGCACTAACAACAACCTTCAGCGTTGACTTATTCTGGACATACCCACCATATTTTGACAGGTACCCTTTCGGGTCGGTACAGGTTATAGAACTAATCGAAGGAACCATACTTGACGGCACCGTTGCTGTGAATGTGACCGACTTGGTACCAATCAACTTACTTCCGTTGTAGGTGTCAACATAAATTGTTCCCCAGCCTGATGTTGCACTAGGAATATTATTTGCAAAATCAAGCGGTATTTTCCATTGACAGTTATATTGAACGTTAGTCGCTATAGTTCCGCTCTTATTTCCCCAAGCATATCTAACAGTATGTCTGAAATTTGAGGAATTGGAGTTCATGTGGATAGTGATTGTACTACCCAATGCCCCGACATTCTGCGTTGTATTCGGATAGGTAATGCAGGAAGGCTGTGATGCCCTTGCAATAGTTGTCAGACCAACATTGCCTGAACCTTTCCAAATGAAGGCACTGTTATACCTGTATGCAACCGAAAATGAACATGCACACGTCTTGCTTCCATCTGAATTGTGCGGAACTGTAGCATACCCTGAAGCAATTGTCATAGGTGATGAAGCACTTGTGTTAGTTCCGATTGAGATTGCTTTCTGTGTAGTATTCGGTAATGAATATACTGTTGAGCCATTTATGCTCACGTTGATTGAGTGATAGCTGTTAGAATACCAATGTGATGATGAAGCCCCGCTTCCCAAGTAACCAACCAACTTCCAATACACTGTGGATGCATTATTTTCAACGGACGTTCCTGTTTCATTTACAATTAAATCTATATGCACATAAGTATTGCACACGTTACCGCTTATTGTTGCCATGCTTATTCACCTTCTTTCGGGCATTAAAAAAGCACCCTGCTACTGCGGAGTGCTTTCGTCCATCTTTTCAAATTGATATCCATTATCGCCATCTATATGCTCAATATGATATTTTTTATTCCAAAATATATCATCTGGTATGCCTTCCGGAAATGCCTTGCAACAGAAAGCATCCCTATTTTTTCCTATATAATTTTTACAATCCATACATTGAGAAAAAACAACCATTATTATTCCTTCTTTAATACATATTTTTGCAATAACGCCATCACATCTTCTGACAAATGTTCGCCCCTTCGATACCTTACAAACGCTTCCGCTATTGTCTCTGCTCCATCATATGTACTGTCCGCATATGCTGATACACCTCTTATGAAGCTTTCCCTAACCTCTTCTTCTAATCGAAGAAACATTCCAAACGTATCGCAATCTTGAAATGTCAGAATATGTGCCATTTCGTGGGCTAATAAATCTTCCACATTCTTGGATGCTAAAACACCATTGTTATAGTTTCTCATGATACGAGCTGTGAAGTTTTCAAGGCTTCCATTAAAATCATATCCGGCGTTCAAAACAAGTTTATATCTCAAATAGCCACCCACATTTTCAGGCACAAATTGAAATGGTACTTTTTCGTTCTGCCTGCCGAGATCCATAACAGTAATAGTATTTATACGAACATTATAGTTTTCTTTTATCTTATCAAAACTATCACAAATTGCCTTTTTTGTATGGTCAGAAATCCCTTTGATATTATCTGCTTCCGGCGGCAATTCTATATTTTTTATTTTAGCATTTTTACCGACTTTTACAAGGGGATTTTTCGACTTATACATCGGATTATCATCCAGTAACCGCTTATACTTCTCATATTCCTTGTCCGTCATGGAATTAAGCACTGTTTCAAAATTCTTGCCGTATTTCTTCTCCATGTCCGTGACATAATTCATATAGGCAATATTTTCATCTGACCAGTATGCTTTCTTCCACTCCTCATACTCTTCCGGGGATTCAAAACTAACTATTTCTTTTGTAAAATTATCCATTTTATCAATCCCGCAATCAAGCAACCATTTCGCTTTCTGGTACAATTGGCAACGGCAATTACAATCTTGTGATGCAACACCAAACATGCTGGGAGCTTCTACCTTATATCCTGCAGCTTCAAACATCTCACCTACTTCTCGTATCTGTCCATCTAATTCTCTGTGTTCAGGTCTTGTTTTGCCATCCAAGACTGCATCCCACAGCTTCACAACATTTGCTCCACGGTTCTTCGCCCTTTTCTGTGCATCCAATGCCGCCTTATTCTGAATACGGTGTCCTTCTGTCCTAGCAATCCTTATTGAGTTGCTATAAGCCTTCTGAAACGGCGTATGTTTCATATTACGTGCAAGATTTGATGCAATATTGCTCCATGTCATACCCTGTGCAATGCCTCTTGATACTTCCTGTTGCACAGCTTTCTTAAGTATCTTCACATCTTCGCCCATTCTGTTATACAATGACGTAGAAAGCTTAGAGTCAAGCATTACCGCTCTTGTTACATCTTCTTGGTCTATCGGCATCACAAGCGGGATTCCCTGACCCTGCATATCATACATTGCTCCGAGATATCCTTCTTGATAGCTCCGTGTAAGATAATCAGATACAGTTGCATATGAATTTGATTGCAGGTTTGCCAGAGCACCTTCCAACTGCGCTTTGATTGCTTCCTGGTATTGCTTCTGATATATGATTGACTGTATATTCTCCGGCTCAAGGTCTGCACGCATTGACAACTCCTGTATCTTTGATTCGCAATCGCCAAGAGCCTGCTCATATGTACTTTTTAACCGTGCAATTACCTCTTCCTCGTTATTCAATTGTGCTTGCAATACTTTCTTCTGACGCTTATTCATTCGTCACAACTCCATCTAACAGCTGCTTGACATCTGCCGTATCCTTTTCTTCATCCCTCGGCAGCTTGTCCTTGATTTTCTCATAATCAATGTCCAACTCGTCACAGATTAATTGGATAATTGTCTCGTCATCTAACATATTTGCCAAAGACATAATTGTGTTTATTACTAACTGCTGCCGCTGTGCCTCCGTCAATTCAATCTGTGCATTTTCCTGTGCGTTACTCATGACTTCGTGCGTGAATTCAAAATGAACATCTTCCGGCTGAAATGCCTTGCCATTCATTTTATTGATTTCATCAACGACTATTTCCACAAGTTTACGAAGCAGCTTTTTAAGATTCTTTTCAACCTTCTTGGCTTTCAAGTCAAGCAGTGAGTACATTGCCTTGATGGCTATATTCGTTGTCGCTGATGTGTCTTTTAATCCGGCTGTATTCAATCCCATTCCAAACCGGTATATATTCTTCTCGTCAAGTTCCAATTTTGCCTGTCTGGCCTGATAAGGAACATCTACTGTCTTGACGTCTATTTCTCCATTTTCATCAAGTCCAACCATCTTCTTGGTCTTAAGATTGGTTTGCAGCTCCGTCAGATTATCGCCCTGAAATCCTTTGATTGCATATAACGGAGAATCGAAGTCTATCAGGTTATTTGAAAGACTGGATGCCATAAGGTCATAGTCATCTATTATTGCCTTGACAGGCCGGAGTGATGAAAACCTTTTCTTGTTGTTTTCCACAATGATAAATGGTATATATCCGAAGTTTTCAAAATATGTTGACTTCGTTTTATCCCCATCCTTGGTATAGAGTACATGCGGCTTTGGATTTATCGGTTCATTCTCATCCAACAGAATTTCGCCTTCGTCCACTTGGACATAGTACCATGTCTGCTTGTCATCCCATACCTGTATCCGCTTTACTATCTTCCTGCCTTTGTCTATACGGTCAATATAGTGATATATTGTATAGGCGCATCCGTCATCCGTATCCTTATCCCGCACTTCTATTACATCAATCGGATCCGCTGCCGCAAATGCTGTTCTATCTTTCTTGCTTTTGTAAGCATACATATATGCAAATCCTTTAATCTGCATATCATCTATGCATGTTGCCAAATCCGTCATGAAGCTTTCGTTGTTATTGAAATACTCATCCATATACTCCTGCAGTGCTGTATCATTGGCCACGACTATACGCTCCCCAGAGAGAACATATTGTGTGCATTGATCAACAAGCTCTGTGAAGAACGGATGCGGTATTTTGACATTGCTTCTGGTCCTATCTTCGACGAGCTCGCCATCTGAATTGTAGTAAAACATCCTGTACTGCAATATATCATGATCGCCATCATAGTATCGTTCTCCTATTCTTGCAAAACACTTTTGCTCGGATGTTTTATCACTTTCAATAATCACTTTTATCTCATCAGGTTTTAACATTTCACTTCTCCTTCTATATCAGCCATTTGCGCATCTTACGCCAGCGTTCTATTCCATATCGAAGCGCCGCCATTGCATCATCCATAACCGCCAACGGTTCATCCATATACTCGCCGGTAACCGGATCTTTCTTCCATCTCCATTGCTGTACTTCCTTAATGGTGTTGGTACAGGATGGGTCAATATATATCATACGTTTAATGGCCTTATCCTTGCGAACAATGCCTTTCAGCCAATCAATCTGTGCTGTCTGATACTTCTTTTCGTTTGTTCTTTCCTTTTCAACCGGTTTTGCCCTATATCCTGCGTTCTTCCACATTTTGATTCTGTCGGGCTCTGCGGAGTCACACCACATTTCCTTGTTCTGTGGAATCCCTGCTGCATGCGCAAGAGGAATGATTTCGGATGTTTCTTTCTCAAACACATACACTTCCTTCAGGATGTATATGTTGTCATCCTTTATGCCAATCAACAGAATAGCGTTCGCATGGTTGAATCCGAAGTCCTGTCCGATTGCAATATCATCATAATCATCAAGGTTCTGTGATAATTCCCTGATTTCCACATTATGTAGGATAATGCCTCCGATTTCGCCCCAATCTCCAAGACCGTATATCTGGTAGCCTTCCGGATCAACAATCTTTCGTCTCTCCATTCGGGCACGGTATGCATCATCTATGAACCGGTTCATCAAGTATGTACTGTGATGCGTCAACACATTCGGGTCCGGGATGTCAAAAAAGGCCTTCTTGATCCAGTGGTTCTTATTCACTGGGTTGAATGTCATCCTGATCTGGTAGAACTGCCCTTCAGGAAGCTCACCACGCAATCGGTCATCTATAATCTCAAAATCTGCTTGTGTCAGCTCAGTTGCTTCCTCACACCATACATCCGTGAGCTTTCCCTTCTGGAATGTGATTGACTTCAGCTTTTCTCGTTGCTTATCATCATTCATCCCTCGGAAGATAACCTGATTTCCATTGGCTCTGCACGTCAATGTCAGCGGACTTTGTTTAATGTTCCAATATTGGTCTGCCTTATCTCCGAACATGCGGTATATGGCACCGGTTAGTTCCGCATATGTACTGTCTCGGTTGGTGATGTCCGATTTCCTGATGCAGACAAGATTCCTGCCTTTATCCTTCATCAGTCGTAAGATGTAGTTCTGTGCCGTGTCAACGCTCTTTCCAGACCCAGCCGAGCCTTTCATTACGATATAACGCTTCGTGCTTCGGTCTACTTCTTTGAAACACGGATTCATCTTGACAGTCACATTCATTCTTCATCACCGTAATCTATATTGACGGTCAAGGTCATGTCAACGTCTGTTTCAACCTTGTCTGTATATAATCCATATCGCTTTCCTAGCAGTTCGGCTGCCCTTAACCGGTCCTTTTCGGATGGTTCTTTTTTTAGTGTTCGGGCTTCACTGCATCCGTCTCCAGTACCTTCAACCACAATCTCTGTTGATTGGCTCTCGCCTCTTAATACGGATGTCAGGTACTTCAGGACTTCATCCTGAGTCGCAATCAACTGAGATTCTTTCTCTGCCATCCGTTCATCTATATATGCCTTGATGTTGGGTTTTGCCAAGTTTTCACTTGCAATATTCCTTGCATTCTTTTCAGAATAACCTGCCCTAATGGCTGCTTGTGTGGCATTTAGGTCAATCAGGTATTCATCACAGAATCTTCGCTGTTTAGCTGTTAATTTTGCCATCACAATCACCACCTTTTCACAAAAAAGCCTGTCAGATATGGAGGAGTAAGGCACACTGACAGGCAAAACAAAAAGGAACCGCAAATGGCACAGTTCCTTTTTATGAATCATATTTAATTTTCAACACTATCATAATATCACACTTGAATGTGCTATTTTGTGCTAATTTCATTTTTTTTATCAAATTCTTTCAGAGCTTCTCCGTGCATGTGTCTTATCCGGTCATACGAATATCCCATATTTTTAGCAATGCTCCACAGGCTTTCACATTCAACGTATTTTTTATACAACAATTTGATGAAATCTGCATTGTTGACATTGTGAATTTCTCCTGTTATCTTGTCTTTTATTTGCTGAAGTCTCAACACATCTTCGCTGATTTCTTGTTCAAGTGCTATGTACCGAATCACCGGATTTTCAATCTGCCCGCCGAGGTTAGAGGTCTGAACTCTTTCTTTGCTGTAATCGAACCCGCCCGAAGTCAACGCAAGCTCCCGGTAATCTTTTGCTCTCTGCTTTTTCTGTTCAATTTTAGTCTGTAAAACTTCAATCTGCAACAGGTATTCTTTAGCGTTCACGTTCACTTTCATCACCTTCCATCACGATATGCCAGTCAGCAGGTATTGAACCATCTGCGAGAAAGCATTGGTTTGTATTAGGATTAAACAATTTGCAGAATGGTTCACACTCTGTATGTTTATTACAATATCCCTTGATGTATTTCATTGCTTCTTCAAGATTATTCACCGATTTCACCTGCCTTTATTATTTCTTCTTGCTTAAAATCTTCATTCTGTTTCGCTCCTTTCAACTGTTGTGCTATTTCGTCAATCTTTTCTTCTTCTAAGATTGTGAAAGCATATTCTTCCCTGATGGCTTTTATAGTGTCATCAACAGCCTTGTTGTATTCTTCTTTGAGCAGTTTCTTTGAATTATCCATTTGAATATTGCCTGATTCAATCTCATTGTTCACCCTCCTGTTCCATGACTTAATTGCCATCTCTCTTTCATCTACAACGGCTTTTAGTCCACCTAATTCTGTGAAAATATATTCCAATTCATACTGTTTTGGAAGAGTTACTCTGCACTTGGAGCACTCTATACGAAATGAAAATCCTCTATTTGCACCATGTATACTGTTCGTTATAGGTCTGAATTTTGCTTTCCCACCGCAAAACGGACACGGTTTCAGTTCTTCACTCATTCTTTATCACTCCTATTCCGCTTCTGATTGAAGCCATTCTTCCCACTCGCCATGTTCTTCTTCGCTTGGAAATTCATGTTCCATCCACTGATAATCTGATTTTACTTTGCAAAGGAACTCTGCCAACTCTTCATCCGACATATTCCTTATCCTGTCGGCATTGGTGTTTGACTTACTTTCCATTATGAATTTATGTATCAAAGCATAGTCTTTATCCATAATTGATAAATGCTCTTTGCTGTCGCCTTTTTGATGGATGATTACTGTATCTTTATCTTTTTTTGCTCTTAAAATTTCATATGGATTTTTAGATGCTGGCAAAATCATATATCCCTGTTTTTCAAGCCAGCTTTCAAAATCTTTTAATTTGTTCATGTGTAATAATGCTCTAATTGCCATTTTCTCCACCTCCAAACTCTTTAACTCTTGATTCATATGGTTTGGGTAACCTCTTTGCCTTAAATAAATATCTTTCTTCCATGTTTCCTCCTATGTTCCCGATATTAATGTCGGGAAGTAAATTTCAGTTTAGTTTTCTTCTTTTGGCTTTTCGCATTGTTCAAATTCGATAACCCATACCCACGGATTCGCATTCCATCCGTAGCGGTCAAGGTCAGATTTCTTGATTGTGGAGTTCCATACATCGGGAAAACCAAGTGCTGTTGATGTATAATCGAAACATCCCTCTGCTTCTGCATCATCGTCTGTCATCTCCTGCAACCGCTCCACTCTCACATCCGTAACCTTAAGCCAGATGCGTGCGGCTTCTTTCGGCATGTGGATTGACGGTTTCCATTTTGTAACATCTGCGATGTCATCTTTCTGCCAATCTTCATAGTAGTAATATCCATTTGGTGCCTTTTTCCATGTTTCTCGGACATACAGAATGTCTCCCGGCTGATATAGTGCTTTGTATGCGGCGCTAATCAATTCTGCATCCGTCATATCGCAGTATGGTTTGAACATGAGTTTCTTTTCTTTCAGAAATTCTTCTGGAATACCATTTTTGCATTTATCCGGCAATAACCCTACAAACTGTTTCGGTTTAACAATTCTTCTTGTGCAGCTCTTTCTACCATCCAAAATTGTCCGGACCATTTCTGTATTGAATAAAATTGGTTTAATTGTCACTCTATTCCACCTGCCTTTACTATCTCGATTGCCCTTTCTAGGTCAACAACTTTTGTTTCCTCTGACACATAGGTATCACAAAAACTTGCTTCTTCCAACCGTTTCACAACCTTATCCACATCATAGGCGGTCGGTTGTTCGTCAATCAATTCACACATCTTATTGACTTTTTGAGCTGAATAACCATTCACAATAGCCATTCCAGCAATCTGTTTTTTAAACTTATCTGCATCAATTATTCTCATTGTTTGTCCTCCTGTTCCATGCTTTAACAAATTCGCCCCAGTCATATGTACCAGTACAAAACTCCAAGCCACATTTACAATGAATGTTAATAGGGTCGCCACCACTATCTGGGTCAATAAATGTCGGGTGCCAATTCCTACTTGGCTCATACACATCTTTTTCAATATCTATACTGTGTCCACAGAATGGACACGGCTTTAATTCTTCATTCATTCTTCCATGTTTCCTCCTATTCCGCTTCTGATTGAAGCCATTCAAGTATTGTTGGTGCCTTTGCTTCACAATTTTTACAAAAAATTCTATCTTGCCCGCAATCTATTATTAGTATCCATTTTCTTTTTAAACTCTGCTACAAAGTCATTCACATTCACATCTGGGTTACAATTGTCAAATCCATGACATTGAATAACTTCTCCATCTCTCCATTCAAGCGTAAAATATGGTTTGTCAGGCTGACTTTTCTGTCTGATAAACAATATCATTGTTAAACCTTGTACAACTTTGTCAATGTACGTTCC